GAATAAATCTTTTTTATGAGCCGTACCTGGGGTCTTTGTTTTATCTTTAGATGGATATTCCATATCTTTGTTTAACCAAATGTCATCATCCATTGCAAATGGAAATTTATCGGCTTGCACTTCTTCATCAAACTCTGGAACCTGGTACTGGCCTTGATTTCGTGTTTTTGATTCATACTGTGCATTTTTTTGTTTCCATTTTCCTGGCTTAGCAAACGCTGCTGGTATATTATATCCTGCAATTGCACCAGTAACATTTTGTTCATCAATCTCGTCATCACATGCACATTGAGACTTAGGTGTGTCGCATTTATCACATGACTCTTCAAGATCTAAAAATTTGTCTTCAATTTCTTTTAAAAATGATCTCATTAATGCATCCCTTGTAATTCGCGAACTAAATCAAAATAACGTAACAATGATAATACATGTGATTCTTTAATAGTTTTCATTGATTCAACATTACAAAGCATTTCTGATAATTTTGCTACTTTAATTTTAGTTGCTGCGTCTGTTATAGATTTTGATTGATTTGCTAAATCAGATTTAATTCCTGGAATTATTTTTTTAATATATTCACGCAATGCATTTGTATCATTTACATGAGTAATATATTTGTTTAATAATTGTTTTTGCGACTCATCTAATCCTGAATATTTTTCGTTAAATTTATCAACTAATATTTTATATGTTAATAAACGCATATCTTTTGGCTGCGATGTAAATGATTCAATTAATTCATCTTTTTTTGGTGCAACTCGTTCTGTAATTAAATTATGATCAATTATTACATTTTTACATTCCAATAACTGTTTAGGATTTTCATTTTCTGCATATTCAAATATCATGTTAATAGACGCTAATACTTTATAGTTATTGATATGCATTTTTGACATATCCGGAAATACAAACTTATCTGAAATTTCTTTTACTAAATTGTAACGTTGTCGTTTTAACACACTTTGATTCAATTTATCATATGCGCCTTTAACAGTCCGTATATAATCTAATGCTTGAGCTTCACTTCGAAACTGTTCTTTAACTAATGAATTGTATAATTGTAATTCTTTAGATAATTCAGTATTTCGGCCAAAATATTTTTTAATAATATCAATAGTTACTGATTTATTTGATGTTAATGTTTCAGATGTTAGTTTCCTAACCAACATTTCAAATAGTATACCCGTATTTTTATATTTTGAATGTTTTAATTTCTTCATGTATATACGATGCCTTGTGTTTTTAATAAATATGTTTATAATTACAAAATGTTGTTTTCATCTAATAATGTACCTGCATCGGTATCTGTTTCACTTATCTTATTAGATTTTAATGATTCTGTAATAATTGACGCACCTTTATTTTTTGACTTTATTTGTTTTAATATATCATGATGTTCTACTGCAACTGCGCCTGCTCTATTTTTAAAATTAGTATCAGGTTGGAATGTTGTTTTTTGGTGCTCAGGATTAATTTCTTGTTTAATTCCTTTGATTCCGGTAGGATCCCAACCAAATTCATTTTTATGTTGTCCAAATTTAATTCCTTCTTTTGGACGGCCACCCTTATCTTTTTCTCCAACATCGTTGCTACTCATATGTATTGATGCTAAATCATGTGGTGTTCCAAATGATGTTCCTGTGATTGCTGGATCATTTCCTTCTTGTTCAATTTGATTTTGACGGAATCTAAGTTTTAAATCTTCAACAACATTTGTTCTTTCTTGCAACCATTGATCTTCAGACATATTAAAAATATACTCATATATGTATTTATCAGAAACTAATTTTGAATCTTTCATTGCATTTGCTAAAGTTATTTTTTCATTCATTAATGCAACTTTTTGTTGATCATAAATAATTGACGGTGCTGTTAATTCTAATTCAAATCCTACTAAATCTTCTCCTTCAAATCCTTGAGCATATAAATGTATAATTGCAATTTTAACAAGCTCAGAACATACAATTTTTTGTACACGTTCAATTGTTCTAGCAAAACGAATATCCATTGATGCTAATGTAGATTTACCTTCAACTGCCTCTGAATACCCTAAGAATGGTGCTGGAATTTTTAGGGCTGACATCATCTTTGTTCTAATATATTCAATGTCATCCATTCCTGTAAATGTCATACCCGGTAATGTATCAATTGTTGTAGATGATTGACCTCCGCGAACTGGTAGATAATAATCTTCCAACATGTTGTTAATATTAAACTTTAAATTGTAATTTCCAGTTTGCGGATCAATGTGTGGAATCTTTTTCATTTTATTGATAATTTGTTCCATGAATGAATCTACTTCATTTGTAGGAATATTACCAATATCAATTTTAAAAATACGTTTTTCAGGTGCGCGCATTATTCTATGAATAAGCATTGCATCTTCCATCATCATCAATTTTTGAAATTCTTTTCTAGCTCCTTCTAACATGGATCTACCATATGGTAAAAAGTTAGAATCTGATAACATGCGGAAATGTGCTACTTCAAACACATCGTATGTCATTTGTTCTGACGCAACGTTTTTGAATTTGATTTCATATTCTCCAGTAGATTGGTTATATTCTTCCCATCTTTCCATTTCATAACTTGAAAATGGACGTGCATTTAAAATTCCAATTTCTTCAGCAATATCCAACTTTAAAAAGAAATCACCATATTTTGTCATGTTACGAATCCAAGTCCATAAATTGAACTCAATATTCAAAACATCATAAAATAAATTATAAAGTATTTTTTGTATTTGTGTTTTATTAGTTCTGATAGTTAAAATATCACCAAATTGATCAGCTAATGTAGATTCATCTGAATATATATCTAATGCTGAAGATATAATTGGATCTTTATCCATCATTTCATAGTCAGCATATAATTGCAGACGATTTTGATGCATATAATAATTTGAATCATACCCGCCATTTCCGCCGACACGATGTTTATTTGCTCCGTGCAGACGAGTATATCTATCTGCAACTTTACTTTGACTTAAATTACCTACTGATTGTAATCGGTTTGTATCAACTACTCGTAGCTGATCTTTACCATATGCTCTAACAACCACATTGGTACTAAATAAATTCTGTAAACGTTTTCTTAATGACGCCATATTATCTTTTTTATATAAATATAACTATCGATAGAACCATGTATGTTTTTTTATTTGATAAGCCATGTTAGTGATTCATCATCTCGGCCGTTGTTCCACGACCATCCATTATCGGTGTTATTTTTGTTGCCTGTATATATAACTGGACTTGTTTTTTGAAATGATGAAAGTGCTTTTTTATTGAGCTCAATTCCTTGTTGTCGTAATTTAAGAGTTGAATCGCGCAACCAAAGACCAATACAAAATGACATTACTAAGTCATCATTATATCCATTTTGTGATTGGGCTTTACCATTAAGCCAAATAAATACTAGTAGTTCTTGTATAAGTCTTTTACTACGAATTATAGGAGTTCGTTCACGCATATACATTTCTAATGCAGAAATCATTAATGGCCTTGTACGAGTTGTAGTTGATACTCCAGGAACCATTTGGCCCTTATCTTTCATATCATATCCTTTTTTCAATTGTACATCTGCATCTGTGTATCCATCATCTTTATATGTATAATGTAGATTTTGATATCCTCTATCTAATGCCGGTTGAATTGCTGCCCAACCAATATTTGCATTTTCAATTGCTAATAATGCATTGTTCCATTCTGTTGCAACCGTTACTAGCATGTTGCCAAATTCATTAGGAGGAATTTTTCCTTTGTACTCAGCAACCTGACGTACATCTTGTACATCAAAAACATGGAATGCAGAATAATCTGCGCCATCTCCTCGCGCAACGTCAGCTACTACTAAATAGTCTCTAGTATAGTCCGGATATTCCCATACCCAATAGTTTCCGTCAAAGCCTCTACGTTCAATTGGATCTTCAGTTATTGCATCATATTCTAATAATAATGGGCCATCAACTACAGTATGACCTGAACTAACAAAGTCACAATCACATTCTTGTGCTGCGCCACGTTCACCTAATAAACGAGTTTGTTCATCTCGCCAATCTTGGTCGCGTTCTGGATGAACTGTCCAATGTAGTTTAACTGTATGAAATCCATTAATGTCTGCTTCTGCGTCAGCCCATGTTTGATGAAACCAATTACCAACTCCGTTTGGAGTAGATAATACTATTGCTCCACCACCCGTAGATAATGTTGCTTGAGATGCAATCCATATCTCTTCAATGTTTCGAATAAATGCAGCCTCATCAACTATTAATAATGATAATGCTTCAGATCGTGCTCCTGTCCCGGCAGACGATACTGCTTTAATCTGCGAACCGTTTTTAAATTTTAATGATAGTTTATTGTCTGCATCAACTGTACCTTTTAACCAACTAGGCAAATTGTCATGCATGACACGAACTTTTGTTACCAAGTTTTTTGCTACTTCTTGTGTTGTTGCAATAACTAATACGTTAAAGTCTTCGTTGAATAACATGCTCCATAAAGCAAATCCAGCTGCCAATGTTGATATACCTAACTGTCGTGATTTCAATATTACATTGTAACGATTATCACGCAATTCAGTTAATGAATCTTCCTGGAAAGGGAATAGATTAAATTTAATCTTTCCTCGTTTAGGATGTTGTATATAACAATAATTACGCATAAAAAATACAGGATCTTTAGCACACATCATGTACTGTTGCTGTATTATTTGTTTTATGTTTGCAGACATTGTATTTATTTTATAAGTTGATTTATTAATATGCCGGTGCCTAATGCTGATAGAAATCCTGCGCCATACCATAAACCTTTTTTATCATACCATTTTGGTTGTAATAATTTTTCTCTACTTACATATAAATCAATATTTTCTTGCAACAATTTAATTTGATTGTTTTTATATTGTAATTGTACTGAATCTAATTTAATCAAAGTACTTTGTGTGCGAAATGCTGTATCATATGATTTAATTAAATTGTTATTAATATCATCAGCTGTCCAAAGTGAATCTAATACAAATGATATATCAGCAAGTTCTTGTTGAGTAAAACATGTATCAGGTAATTGCTTTTTTGTTTGAGTAAATGATATTAGCGGAAACAATAATATAATTAATAGCTTTTTCATTTTGTTTGTTTTTTTGCTCGACGCACATTTTTTAAAATATTTTGTTTGGCATCTTCAATTGGAACTTCTTCAACAATTAAATTGTCTTTAGCTTCTTGCAAATCAGCAATTGCTGCTGTTTGTTCTACTAAATCTTGTTTTGTTTTAATTCTTGTTTCTTCTACTACTTCTATTTTGCCTTGCAATTTATCAATTGACGAATCATTATCATCAATTTGTTTTGCAGTTTTTCTTAATTTTTTACTAGTAAGTTTTGATGATGTTACTGCAAAAATACCTATAATAGCAACTATTGCTCCTACTATAAATGCCCAATATTTTTTAATTGTTTTCATTTGTTTCCTTGTTATTTAGTTTGTTTAAAAAATTTTCTTTAAAAATATCAAATTGTTTTTGTATTGTATCTTCAAATTCTTCTGGAGTCATTTTTGCGGACCAAGATTCTTGTTCGCCTTCGGAATTTGTAACAAATTGTGCTGCGGTTGTATATGCGTCTTTTAACATTTTAACATCTCGCTCTGCGGATTCTAACCATGCAAGTGCATTTTCGCGAATTTTATTTTGCTCATATTCTTCATATGTTCCAGCTTTTTTTAATTCATGTTCCATATCAATTGTACAATCAAAACACATTCCATGCACTTTACGCATTTTTTGATCTATATGATGTGTACCTAAACATGTACATGTATCTTTTCTACAATTAGGAAATGATTTTAATTCATCTCGGACTGATTGCAATACATCTGTGCCTTTTGACTTGCGTATACGAAAGCCGTCTTTTTGCTCAATGATGTGTGTGATTCCTGTTGATGAATTTGTTTCTTCCCATATGTCGCCAATTTCATGACGATCATTTTTCTTTGCAACCGATGCAACATCGGAAAATCCTACAGTTTTTTTTGTTTGAAACTTGTGGGTGCCATCCAACATTTGTTGTACAGCTTTAACATTTTGTAACTTTTTAGACATTATTTATTTTTTAGATTTATTTCCCGTTGAAAGTTTATTAATTGCTAATGAACGAAGTAACTCATAAAAATTAGTATAATCTTCTGGTTCTGCTTCACGCATTGTTGCATTAATAACTTTTGATATTGCTTTAATCCTAGCAATATTTCCTGTTTCACTTTTTAAGTGATCAACAAATCTTTGTACAGCTAACGCTTCTTTTGCTTCAGGATCTAATTCTTTTTCAGCGTTATCTGCTGCAGGTTCTTCAGTTGGGGCTGGCTCTTCAGTTGGTGTTTCTGGTGCAGGAGTTTCTGCGGCTGCCTCTGGTGCAGTCGGTGTTGTTTCAGGAGCTGGTGCTTCTGGTGTTGGAGCTTCAGGTGCTTCTTCTGCAGGAGCATCTTCTGGCTTTTCTTCTTGCTCGTATAAAACTTTTTCAATCTTCCTACGAATATATTCTCTAACTAAACGTTCTTTTTGTTCTCTCGTTAAGTTTTCAATTTTATCTTTAATGACATCTTTAACATCTTTAGCTTCATCATTTTGACGCTTTGTTAAACGTTTTAATGCTGTTTTAGAATCATAATCAGCATCTTCTAGATCTTTATATAAACGATCATCTGCTTCATACTTAGGAACTAGATTTCCATTATCTATTACTTCTTTGTCTGTTTTACGCAAAATGATAGGTAATTTTTCACCTGAAGATTTTGGATTTGATTTGCCATCTTTGTCATCCAATGTATAATCTTTTATATCTTTACGATATGTAGGTTTTTTGTTTTCTGGTTTTTTGTATTTGCTTTTATGTTTTTCAGCCATTATAATATCCTATTTTATATAAATATGTTATCGTGTATATTTCAATACCCCTAGTAGTTGATTAACCGGAGCAAATGCTCCTGTCATTTTATATGTATTTCCTTGAAATGTAAATACAACTCCTTCAGTTGGTACAATTGCATCAAAACCGCCTAGTTTTTGTATGCGTCTTAGTTCATGTTCTAATTTTTGTATTGTAGCAGCATCGCCTTTGGCTTGCAAATCTTTAATAAGTTGAGCTAATTCTGTTTTTATTTCTTGAACCGTTTGGTCTGGATTTGCTGCTAGATAATTGGTTGCATTTTGTAATACCAAAACTCCTAGACGCAAAAAGATTGATTCAAATGGTTCTAAATTTTGTTTTTTGTATTGTTTGAAATCTTTTTTATCAAACTCATCAACCCATGCTAAAAATTCAGGATTTGCAATTTGTTTTTTAAGTATGGATATATTTGTTGATTTATCATTAAATGACCATCGATACATCAATGTATCAACCAACTCGTCTGTAATATCATATCCCAATTGTTGGGCTTTTGATTTGATAACATCTCGCCACCATGATTTGTGATATTCGCTGATTAAATCTGTCTCTTTAAGATTAAATTTTGTTTGTAATTGTGCAATCTCATTAAAGAATGCTGCTTGTTGATCTTCAAAATCATATACTCGACCCAATTTAATACGTTGTGGTGGAATAAATGAAAATGTTTTTTGCATATGTGAATTTGCATCTTGAATGATTTTTTGCATGGTTGCCCCGCCGGTTAAATCAGTTTCAATTACTTTTCCTTTTTCATCATATTCAACCAAATTATGAAATTGTAAATGAGCTTTATCATATGCAATTACATTTTTAGTTGCTGGATAAATAATTTCCATGTTAGCAAATACTCTGCCATTTTTAAATATTTGATTCAATGTATTTTCAGCAATTGCATTAAATGCTTCTGTTAAATCTTCAGCGCAGGCCTGATATGCATCTACTACCGGTTGATAATTTGCTCCCGCTTCAGCTCCTTTTTCTGCAATTGCTTTTTGTTGTTTGCGTTGGAAATCTGCAATAATTTCAGACGTTGTCATTGGATTAATTATAGTTCCAGATCCTCGGGCAAATCCAATTTCATTGTTTTTCCAAGTTACAAAAATATTTTGTCCATCAGTCTTTTCAGTTACTGCTTGTTCAATATCTAAACGTCCTTCTAATGCTCTAGACACAATTTCTTTCATATCATTAAATGATAATCCGTGATCGTCCCATGGATGCGCCATATGTCCCGCCGCGCCACCTTCAGTAATAAGTTTAGATTCAGATTGAATTCTATTATTACTTCTAGGCATCACTGATTCAATTTTATAAATTACATCATTAGGATTATTTGGTTGCCATTGTTTACGTTGTGCTTTAATAGTGCGAGGAATCAATTTAATCTGACCTAACTGACGATCAAACTCTAATTGGAATGGCATATGTAATGGAACATCGAATTGATAATCAGATTCTACCGCAGTAGGATTGCCAGATTGGAATTGTTGTACAATTTTTTCGCCGTATTCGTCTGATAAGTCTTTGAATAAGTTTTCTAAATCATCTAATCTAATAGTTCCTTCATTTCTAGGATCATTTAAACGTTCAATAAAGTGAGTAAATTTACCTTGAAAATCTACATCGATACCAAAACGTTTAAAAAATCTATCAATTACTGGTTCTATTTGTTTTAATTCATCTCGTGTAATATAATTTTCTACAATTATTGATTCTATTAATTTAGCACCAACAACTGTTTTAGCAAAATTATCAAAATCATATACAAATGATTCTCCTCGATGTTTTTCTAAGAATGAACGCAAATGATTAATTTTTGATTCATGCCGATCTTTTTCCTTGGGATTCATTATTGCTTCAAAAACTTCATCTACTTCTTCTTGCAATGATGAAGTCCACCAATCTTTACTAAATACGGTTGCTTCCTGAACTCCTTTAAGTGTTTGCCATGCATTTTTAACTAGTGCATCTTCAAATTGTGGATATGATAAACGAAATGTATCATAATCATTATCTTGAATTGATTGTCGAACAATTGTTGCTGATATTGGTTCTCCGTTATTATATGTTAATGGATCAACATTAACATTTAATTCAATTGCATCAATACCGCTAGGAATCGTACGGCCTTTTTTATCGCCAATTGTAGCATACTTATCTACATTTGGAACAAAGTCTTTAGCGCGAACATAATCATTGCCTTTAGTTGAAGCTGCCATTGCATACCGTCCCGTTGCATCTTTTGGTAATGCAAAAAGATATTCATATGCGGCTGTTATTGGAGAATTAAATTCAGTTGCCTGTATTTCAATGTTTGGATCGGAATTTAATAGATTGAATATTTCAATTGTTTTGCTTCTAGTAATTCCTTCTCGCTCTGTTGGTCCAATCAACAAAATTACTTGGTCAACTGCAGGATCTTCAGCATATCGTTGTGCTAATGCTAAATGTGCTCCAGTTAATGGTTTGAACCCGCCTGGGAAAAGTATTGTTGTTTTAGTTGTTTGCATATGATAGTTAACATGTTATTTTAATAAATATGATTAGAATATATTATATAAATTTATTTTTTTGACGAATATAAAATATTTTATGTTATTGAACCAAAAATTGAATTAGTGGCAGTGCCAAAGTTTTGTACATGAATATAAGCTGCGCCATAATCTGCATCAATAGTTTTTGAACTGCCCCAAGCTCCGGTGTATTTTGCTAATGCTAACCCTACACCTCCGGCAGTTCCGGCACTTCCACTAAATGTTATTGTGCGTGATGCTGCGTTGGTGTTTTGAATATAGGCTTCAAACTTTCTTCCCTTTGTTAAGTTAGTAATAAATAACGCTCTATCTGCTGTAAACTCAACCACCCATGCTAATGATTGAGTTACAGCAGCATCGACTGTTAAATTGGAGTCACTAGTATTGTAAAAAACAAAATTATTATTTACAATGCCAGAATTAATGTCGCCACTACTACTAACATTAATGCTACCGGTAACCGTTAATCCTTCATTTACATGTAATATGCGCGAACCTGAATGAACATGGAATACTACCCGGGTGGCGGTTGTGCTAGCTAGAGTATTGCCGGTACCTAAAGCAAATCGGTTTTGGCTATCGTCATATCCTAACACAAAATTTTGTAGGGCTACAGTGCTAGGCTTAAACACAATATATGAGTCTGAACCGGCGTTTGTGTTTGTTAATTCAATATAACCAGTGTTGAAAATAGTAGTTCCCGCGCCAGCTGAACCGGTTAATTGTATATCATTTCTTATAAACAAATTTTGTTCTGCAGAATCAGTTGATGATTTAATATATGCAACGTTGTTTTTTTTGGATAATACAAAAGTTTCGCCTGATGATAATGGTATGTTTGGCATATTATTTTTCTTTTATTGTTATGATTTAGTTCCTTCAGCAATTGGAGCGTCAGCTATTGTGTTTATTAAAGTAACTCCAGGGGTGCTTATAAATAATGTTACGTCTGTTAATTGGTCGGAGCCGCCGGCGGTTGTTATTCCACTAATTTGAAATCCGGTGGTTGTTGCTATTGTCATTGCACCAATTGGATTGCCACCAGCTGATCCGTCAAAAACTAAATTTTTGCTAGCTACAGTAGAGCCGGCTGTTTGATATGACCCGGAGTTTGAATCTAACAATTTAATATGAGATTGCACAAACGATAAAGCTTCAATTCGTCCTCCAATATTTGCATTTGATGCAGTTACATCGCCATTTGCTTTTACATTGAATTTTGATGATGATATAAAAAATTCATTTCCGGTGGCAGATCCTGATAAGTAAAATCCTGAACCTGTTATTGCATTCTGCGTAATTGCAAACCCTCCAATATTTCCGGTGGTTGCGTTTATGGTGCCTGAAACTATTAATGTGGTACCATTCCATGAAAGTTTGTCTTTTAAAGAAAATTGGCCGGCATTGTCTAAATAAAATCCAGTATTAGAATTATTAAATGTACCTGTGCCTGTAAATAATTTGCTTGAAGTCATGTTGATGCCGCCGATACTACCCGTATTAGCAATAATACCACCTTGCAAAAATACATTATCGGTAGCTAAACCAAAACCAGGATTAGATTTTCCAAACACATAACTGCTATTTGCTAATCCGGATAAATCACCTAAACGAGCTTTTAGTGCAACATCATAAATTCCACTACCGGTTCTTTCAACAATGTCAATATATGGAGTTGCTGTATCATTTGGATTAGCATTAATACGAATGAATCCAGTATTTAATTTACCGGTTGACACAATTACTTGCGAGCCTGAATAACTTTGAGCTGCGCTAGGTGATTCTCCTAATGATGCCGAATTTCCTGTAAGTCCATTTCCATATGCTCTAGTTACATATAGTCTACCCGTTAAATCTGTGTCGCCTACTCCATCTCGAGATGCTGAATTTACATATAAATATTCTGTTGCAAATCCGGTACCACTAAACTTTTTAGCAGTAAGTATTTCTCCAGTCTCGAATCCTGTAACATTTTCTACAGACATTGTTGTTTGCGTAGGAGTATAATTACCATTTGGACTTGCTCCTGCAAAACTTGATCCTGTTAATGTAGTTGAATTTGCAACATATAATTGTCCTCCAACTGCATTAACTGATGTTTTTTCAAATACAGTGGTTGCTAACGTTCCTCGAATTTTTGCATTTTCAAATTCTGCAGATCCATTTCCTGCGGCAGAAATTTTCCATCCTTTTAAATCAGATGCATAATCAGACGTTTGAATTGAGCCTGCACTATCTATTACAATGTTTGTGCCAGTAATTTTTGAAGAATTAATTGTAAATCCGCCAACTTTGCCTCCGTCAAACAATACTTGAGACCCAGATATTGTGCCATCTTGTCGAACATTGAATTTGCTTGAACTTATAAAAAATGCTGTACTTAAATTACCTACATCGACTGAACTTGATATTAAAAATGTAGATCCTGCACTTAATGCGTTGTTAGTTAATGTAAATGATCCAATTTTGCCGCCGGTAAACAATACTTGCGAACCAGTAACATCCCCTGAAGCTTTAACATTAAACTTCGAAGATGAAATAAAGAAATCATTTCCAGAGGCAGCACCTGATATATAAAAATTGTTTGCGTTGGATAAAGTATTATCACTAATTGTAAATCCGGCTATTTTGCCTCCAGTAAACAACACATTGCTTCCTGTTATATCGCCATTTGCTTTTACATTGAATTTGCTTGAACTTATAAAGAAACCATTACCAGTTGCAGAACCTGACAAATAAAATCCTGATCCTGTAATTGCATCTTGAGTTATTTCAAATCCGCCAATTCTACCTGATGTTGCAGTTATTTTTCCGGTCATTGTTACATCACCAGAGGCACTTAAATAAAAATTAGAAGATGATATTGCAAGTTTGCCGCCGCTACCACTTATGTATTGATTTGTGCCACCCAAAAAGAATTTTGATGTGTGTATATCTAATTCACTGTCTGATGTTGAATATCTAAAATAGTTGTTAGTATCTTGATATAATTCTAGGCCGACACCTGAATATGGATTTCCTTTAGATGTTTTTCCAGGTAGTGCTGATCCCGACCACATTAGGAATCCGGACGCGCCATAGTCAAAACCTTGATATCCTAAAGTTCTAATATAACCAGTACTGGTATTGCCGGCTATTTCAATACCACTACCTAACGAATCTGCAACATACAATGAACCCGTAAGCATTGAAAAATCACCGTCTACGTAACGGTTGCCTCCTTGCCAATTGTTGTTTAAACTATAATTAATTTGTTTACTTTTAACTCCAGCAACATTATAATATTCAATCTTAAATGAAAGTTGATTGTTTGATTTATGTGCGGTTGGTACTAAACTTTTTATTCTGGTATAATCAGGTGTATATCCAGCATCATTATCTGATGTAGTTCTAATGTTAGCAACTTGCCAATTGCCTGATTCAACAACTAATTGTAAAATACCGGTACCAGTATAGTCAGAATTAAAATTTACTACATAATCGTCAAAACGTTGATTATTACTAGTTACACGTAATTCTCCTATTCGTTTTCCAAATTTTGTAGAAAATTCCTGATTAAAATAATCTGTTGGATCTTGATAAAATGAACTACCTGACATATATATAGCTAATACCGGGGCTACACTTCCTGATCTAGTACCTAATGCATCTATTGTTATTTTATATGATGCATTTTCCTGGAATATACCGTTTATATCAGATCGTATTTTTAAAACAGTATCTTTTGCATCTAAATTAAGTGCACTAGATATTTTCATTGCATTATCAATAGATGCAGTACTCCATACCAACGTTGGTGCTGTTAATGTAGTCTTGCCTCGGTAAGCATTTCTTGACCAATATGCATCAATAATATCTTGTGATGTAAATGATCCTATAGATGTATCCGGGAATAATGATGCTGTATCGGTTACAAATATTTCCGTCTCTGCCAATTCTACATCATTGATCAACTCCCATGTTCCAACGGTACCGTTATTGTTCATGAACGTTTTAATTCTAGAAACATCACCTGTTGCTGGTTGCAACCCTGAAATTTGTATTAATGCATATGATTCAGAATTTTGTGTTTCTGTATATGTTGGGGTTGATTCATATGTTAATGAAAATGATGAATTTGCAAAATTTGTGTAAATATGTGGAAAAATAGTTTTACTACTGTATACCGTATATGCTGTATCTAACAATGCGGTAGTTGAAGATAATACTTTTTTAATGCTCGATGTATATGCCGTCGTAGACGGAGTATATGTTGGCAATGGGGCTGCATTTTGAGGGGCAGCAACAGTAACTGTTCCAGCAGTCATATCATTTATAAATGATCCACCACTAATTTCAATAGCAGGTTGATTATTCAATAAAAAATATTTAATTTTTCCGGTTGTATATATAGGAAATTGGTCTGTTGTATATGTTCGATCTAAATGCGGACCAATTTGTTCTGATAATGTTATTGACGGCAATGTTTCAAAAATAATTTCTGAATCATTTGGTACTGTAGGATTAACTTGTACGGTGCGCGTCCATTTGATGTTTGCACGACCTTGCCATTCCGGTGGTGCATTTACTGATTCAGCAGTTAATGTTATTGTGCAGTCGCCCGGAGGTGTATCTTCATAAATATAAATTGCAATTACTCGGCTCGTGTCTTCATCAATATAATTAACAACTTCATAATAAATTGGATCGCCATTATAATCTAAAATTTCAAGGTTAAGATATCCGCCGACTTTTAACGTTGTTGGGTTTCCTAGCAATTTAAATAAATTTTTGCCGGCAGTTAATCTAGTTGGAAATTCAGAAATTTGAAAATAATCAGGCGAAGTTAATGATGTATCAGTATACCATACATCGATAAACTGTAAACCCTTATAGACTGTTTTTTTACGTTGCATTACACCTTAATATTCTTTTATATAAATATCAATTGTGTTGAATACAGCTAAAATTATTTATTTTGTTAACTTCAATTAAATTATCAACCATATCTCGCATTGTATCTACATGTGATATGATAATTGAAAAATCAAACTTAGTGCGAAAATAATCAAACAAATTTACTACTGCTGAGATATGTTCTGCATCTAAACTTCCCCAACCTTCGTCAATTGCAATAAAATTAGGACGAGGTAATGCGGAAACATTGATTAATGCAATGCGTATTGCTAATGAGCTAATAAATCGTTCCATTCCACTTGTTAATTCTAGAGGCCAAAAATTGTCTTCATCATAAATAATATATCCATTGATATTTTTGCCGTCACTTTGAAGCACCATATTAAAATCAACTACTTGATTCAATACATTGTTAATTTCAGCTTCAATCTTTGGCATTGCTTTTGCAATTAATTCATACGGGACGCCATCACGTTTAACTGAATCTAAATAATATTCATAAGCTTTATATTCAGTTTCTAATTGTTTGTAGGTGTCTAAAGATTCGATTGCTGTTTTCTTTGTAGTTTTAGCAACTTCAATTTTGCCATGTTTACTTCGAATTGTATCTGTAGTTTGTTTTATTAATTTTGTTAATGAATCAATTGTTTCTTTGCAAGTTGCAATTTCCGAATCTACCGTTTTATTATGTATAATTGCCGATTCATTAGCACGAAATAATTCTTGTCGCTCTAAACATGTTTCTAATTCAGATTCACGAGTTTGTAAATCATTTTCTAAAATTTGAATTTGCAATTCTTGTTTTTCTATCGATAACCGATTTGTTTCATGTAGTTGTTTTAAATTGTTCAATGTCGACAACTCCACACGTACAGCATCATATTCTAATATTGTATTGTTTAAAGTTTTTTGATTAAGTTGTAATTCGTCTAATATTGATCGATCTGTATCAATCGTATTTTGAGCCGCAATTGCATCTTGTACGAAAACGTTAGATGTACAGTATTTGCATTCCGGATCATATTCATGGTCGGAAAGATGATTAATTTTTTCTTGCTTTGCATTTATAATTCCTTGTTGTTTTTTAACAGTTAACTCAATTTGTTCTAATTCAGTTTCAAATTTTTCTAGTGATCTTAATTCTGTAACTAGTTTATTTTCATTAAATGCTCGTATATCTCGTTTGATTATTAAATATTTACTAACAACCGTTTCTAAATTTATTTCTGCTAATTCAATGTCTGTTTGTAATTGTGTAACTTTTTTTGTAAGTGTTGTTTCTACTTGTATTAAATCATCAATGTCTGGACCGTTATATGTTGTTGGCTGTTTTGTCTCAATAAGTTGCAACATTTTAGTTTGTAGATCATTTCTAGATTCTTGATATACATCTTCCTTTTTTTCTAGGTTAGTAATATCTTGTTGATTATTTGTAATAATAGTATCAGCATCATTGATAATGATATCGAAATCTGTTTTTTTATATGTTTTTAATTTTCCGGCAGTTTCTTTAATTTCGTCAGCTGCAAGTTGATATAGTTGTTCAAATACTGTAATATCTAAAAACTGTGAAAGCAAATCTTTGCGTTCTTTTTGAGACTTTTCAATAAAATTATTATTATCAGCTTGAAGTGAAAATGCAGTTAAAATAAAATCATCATATGTGCCTAAATAACGACGAATTGATTTGTTTGTATCACTTCGTTCTTCACCATTTAAATTTTCAGTGTCAGTATAAAAATCTACATCTACCTTAACATGTTTTTCTTTTTTCTTGGTGCCGCGCCTTTCAATTGTATATTGAATGCCATTCATTTCAAATTTAAAAATGCCATTAAATGTAGTTTTTTTGTTGTTCAAAACTTCATTTGCTTTACCTGTTTTACTACATTTATCAAATATAGTATATGTAATTGCATCTAATAGTGATGATTTACCTGAGGTATTTGCCGCAAATAAACCACATACATCTGATAACTTTTCAAAATTAATAACATTGCCTTCGCCATATGAAAACATGTTATCGAATTCAAATGATATAGGATGCCATGTTGTATGTCGTATTGATTCTACTGCTGGTAATTTTGAATTAATTGTTCGATTAATATATCTAATTGCATCAGTTTCTTCAGCAGTTGCTTGTGGATGATTAATTGAAATATAATCAGTAATTAACGTGTTTTGATATTCTACATCTCGTACATTGCCAATTGTAAATGATGCTGTTGCATTAGAATCTGGTCCTGATGTACTACGTTGTATTGTAATGTCCTGAACATCATATTTTTTACGAATTGTTGCAATCAACCGTTTCATGTCAGCTGCACTAGTTTCATGAAATTTTATTCTGACTCTAGGTTTGTTTGGCATTCGATGTGGAGACTTGACAATTGTAGTCCCATCAACTTCTATTGTAACATAACCATAATCATTTTGAATTTCAACAAACTTAGCACTTTTAGATTCAATATCCCAAACTAAAATTCCATGGTCTAATGCTTCGCCATGATTTTGTTGAATCAATGAACCTGGATAAGCAATTGTTTGGGCAGCATCTAAAAATTGTGCAGGTTTATGAATATCTCCTAACAATGTTAAATCATGTCCTGCAAATAATTCTGTAGTTACATGTTCGTTTGATATTTGGTATCCTATATCAGTCTTAGCAGTATTTACAGCACCATGGTGCATTGCAATTTTATAAGATGCAGTAAAATCTTTTGCCATAATGTATTCAGTTGGTGCAACATCAACCGCCATATGGTTCCATGTAATTCCGCCGCATTCAAACAATCCGTTATCTTTAATAAAGATGATATTTTTATTATTGATAACATCTAGAATAGGACTAACAGCATCAATTCTCTGCATATTATTCAAATTCATGTCATGGTTTCCTAGAATAACAATTGTAGGTATTGTAAATCCATTAAAAAATTCTACTAGCATCTGAATTAGCTCCGGAGACATATCTAATTTGCTGTGCACAATATCTCCAGTAACAACTGCAATACTATTTTTAGTTGAATGACAATTAATATGGTCAAACATGTTTTGAAATACTTCGCGATATTCTTTATGTCGTTTTAATGTTCGGATATGAATATCTGATACGTGAAAAATTTTATCAATCTTATCAATACCAATATCAATCTTTTTTATGCCCATATCATTCCCATTTTTAATTGCATTAATCGTTCAAATGTTAAAACATCGATATCTGCTAATATATTTGTAATTTTTTTAAATCCTAATTCTGATGCATCTTCACTTTTTAATTCTACAAAATATACATTTAATCCTTCTCCCATAAATCGCTCAGCAATTTGAAGTGCATTTTTTAATGCATCTGCATCTAAACATATATAAATGTTTCGTACACGCTCTTGAATAATTTTTTTTTGAAGTTGTGGTTGTATTATTTTTCCAAATAATGGAATTGCATTTCTTTTAATAGAAATTGCATCAAATGAACCTTCGCAAAGTATAATAGGTTCTGCCCAATTTATAAACAGTTCGAACCCAATAATATCTTTTGATATTTTAGGATTTTTATGTTTTTGTTTGTCATTCTTATAAAATGCTCTAGATACAAAATAATTTAATTGACCATTTCCATCATAACTTGGAATAATAATTTTGCCGGAATATTCTCCATTCTCGCAATATCCAATTCGATATTTAATAATATCAAAAATAGTAATTCCTCGAGATTCTAAATAATAAATTGCATTTCTATAATCAGGAGTTAATTTTTTTATCCATAATGGTCGATAATCGTCCGGCAATTGTATTGCAACACTTTTTTCTGTTGTAGTATCATGATTACGATACTTTGAAGTTTCAATGATACGGGCTAATTGTTCAAACTTTTCTTTTGATAAATTTAATTGTTTAAACAATGAAACAATGCTTCGACCTTTTTTTTCAGATATCCAACAATGCCATGGATTTTCGCCGTTATGATTAGTATTGATATCAATTTCTAATTTTGGCTTGTAGTGAGAAATAAAAGGAGAGAAAAATGCAATGTTATTCCCGGAAGTAGATTTACCTTTACCTAATACTGATTCCAGTAACTGTAATAACTTAAGATTCTTCATTATATATAATATAATGAATTATTAGTTCTTTTCCAATTAAATATAATAATATAAATAATATTAGTTAGACACATACATTACATTCCTGGTCTAACGATCGATTCAATAAAAGAATCAATCTATTAATTAAATAAATTAATTATCATGAATATATTAAAAATATTTTACGAATCAAACCTAATTAGAAAAAAGTTTTAGGTTTTTTTAATTCTTCACCGGTTTTAATACATTCCGTGAGCCACTCCATGGGAATATCTTTTTTTGCTACATGTTTAATTCCTAGCTTTAATGCATATGATTCATATGTTGTTTTGCTACCTTTTGAAATTTTTTGTGTAGGTGTTTGAAATACTAGGCGAATATCAATGCCTGGATTCGAAGCTAAAACATGTTTCATTTTAAGTCGATCAATACTAGTCCATCGTCCTTTAGTTTCAATGTACATAATATTGCCATCTTTTTTTGTAAAAATAAAATCAGGTGTATATTTTGCTTTGCGTTCTGGAACTACGTAATTTAATGTTTCTGTCTCATAATTCAAATCATATTCAGTGTTTTTTATTTGATCAGCAACTGTATGTTCTAAACCTGATTTATAACCGTATTTATATGCTTCAGCTCGTTTAGAGCTTCCTGCACTATGCCAATGATTTTTAGCCATAACTTGTTGTTTATATTTATTTTGTTTTAGGTTTAATTTTAAACAGTTTAATTTGTTCTTGCCATATAGCCATAACACGTTCGTGTATTTGCGAATCAGTAAATTGCATATTTAATATAAACTTATTGTTTGCTGGACTAGCTAATTTAAATGCTGCAGACCCGCCTGTTAAATTATTAAGTACTTGTATTCCTTGTTTACTATCCCAATCAAACCAATTTCCAGGCCTAGTATTACTGTTAAATATTTGATTAATACCACGTACAATCGTTCCGCTACTATTTTCTGGGTCAATTTCTTGAAACTGTTGTGATTTTAATGTTATAGTTGAATAATTTCTACTAAAAAAATATTGATATGCATCTTTATTGCTAGCAATTAATTTTTGCATGGTTGCATTTGGATATATTAATCTTAATATAACATCGACATAACATGCTTTAATAGCTGTGCTTAACCGTTTAGTGCAAATACGATAAACTGCATTTTCATCGATATCTAAAGTTTTTACCTGTTTTGCAATTTCTCTATTAAAATAAATTGCGTTTATTATTAATTTGCCAATTAACTCACCATGCTCAGCTAACTGTTTTCCAAATGTAGTTTGTGTATCATCATTATGTATTTTTGGATCTAGTTTAACTACCGGTGGAGGAATGGGCTTATCCTTAGGTTTTGTAACTACGGTAGTACGTACATCCAATGGTGTTGTTGTTTTCCCGCCACTTAAAGCAGCATCTAAGTCAAAATCTTGTTCTAATAGTATTTTCATATGAATTATAATTTTAATTTGTTAACAAACTCGGCGTCTACAACTTTATCTGATGTAGTCATTTTAAACCCATCCTTTAAAAACTTAACCATTTTTTGTGTACCATCGCCATAATTTCCATGATTTGCTTGAGTTGCTAACGCTTTTTTCAATGTTGTATAAGTTTTATAATGTGGAGAAGCTTTTAATGCTTTTTCAGCTTTTGGTATTTTTAATAAGTTTTCAAAATATTCTATCATCAACTGTTGTACTCGGTAAAATTCAACATCGCCTTTAATTCCGTACGTAAATCCACCTTCCGGAACTTTTATATTAGTAACTACATCAATTACTTGTCGATTTGCTATTTGACATTGTCCAACAAATTGTTTAACACCGAATTGATCCTTAAATACATATATGTTTTTCTTTAAACTAGTTGCAAATTTCATGGTAGCATTATCATAATCTCCTGTAACAGTAAGACCATTTTCAGTTTGAAATTGTTGAATTGCTCCTTTTAATTCACATCCAAATTTATTTTGTACTGTATAGTTAAATAATGATGATTCTAAATTAAAATATGCATATAATTCTCGTACGACACGACTTTCATCGCCATATGATACAGTAACATATGGAGCATTTGCTAACGTTACTGGTTCTATATTAATTTCGCGTGTCCATTCATTAAAATTAACATCTTCTAAATTAAATACTAGTGCGCCCCCAGATAACTTATTAATATATCCTTCCATGGTGTTTATTAATGTTTTTGGAATTAATGATGTTTTAACATATGTTGCAACTGAATAATAATTTGCAATTATACGATCCGATTTAGGATTCCGGGCATCTCGCTTTGCATCAGTTTTTAAATCTCCAGTAATTATCCAAACATAATCTGGCCCTGTCATTGGTAAATAACCACCTCGAAGTCCATTTAATTTTAATACTACATTTGTTTGAAATTCAATTGGCGTTATTTCCCTGCTACGTTTTCCTGTTACGTCATCTTTATCACGTAAGCCAACACGTTTCAACGTAATCCGCGTTCCTCCTAAGTTATAGAAATTCATATCTTTTGACGCAATTCCTAACGGCGTTCGAATTTGCGAATTAATAAAAGTTAAATCCTCAGCTTGTAATGGTTCTATCCCTAAAACCATACTATCCTCTGTTAATATATTACGAATTATTTGTTCTAATAATTTACTCATCATTATTCCATTTTATATAAATATGTATCACCAATCAACCATTACCATGTTACCATCCCATAACATGATATTGCTGGAATTAAAATCTAAATCTAAATCTAAATCTTCAATTCCGGTTTTGTTAATGTCTTGTTGCAAAGCCCGTAAAAAATTAACTAGTTTTTGATTAACATTTCTTGCTCCATCATTATCTAGAAATTCAAAAATAGTAACTTCTCCGCCTTCTGCACGTGCATATTGAGCAAATTTGTTCATGAATTTATCAATCATTATTTTATCCGCCTGTGGCAACGATTCCGCGTTTGCCATTATGTACATATGTTGTTTTTTATCAACATAATAAATTGGAATAAACGTTGTAAATTCAGACCACCTACCTACTATTACCGTAGCAACGTCAAACTCATCTCGTTCTTGTGTAATTTTAAAACAACGATCTTCGCCATCTATTTCATAAACACGACCGTTATCTCCAGCACCAATAAATCTAAATTGCTTATTTTTAATTTTATCTAATAAACGCTTTAAATCTGTATCTACTATTTCCAATAATGATTTTAATCGTATCATGATTATCCTTTAAACGCAATATTTGTATCCAAGTCAATGCGAATCAAAAAATTCATATCAACATCATTTCTTTTTTTAATTGGTTGAGCTAATTTTCCAATTGCAACTAGTTGTCCTGCATCATCATATAAACCAATTGTAGTTATATACGGAGCAAAATCACTGCCACTAACAAATGGAAAATATGTTTGATCATCATCTTGTGTCAATGATAAATTGGTCGACATATTAAAATCACCAGCATCTAAACGGGCAATAGCACTTAATTCATGTATAGTAACTGTACTACGATAACTTGCAGTATATGGACTAGACAAAAGGCCGTTATATCGATAATCCGGAGTTGATATTACAACTACGCCATGTTTGCCAAATACGTTGCCTACATTTGCTGTTTGCAAAAATGTACCACCCTCGCTACGGTCGGATAACGCACTTATATTGGCAGTTGTAAGCGACTTATTAAAGACTCTAATTTCATCTAGTACAGCACTTAGACCTGAATATCCGCTGGCATAACCGCCTATTTTTACTGTGCTAGTATTATCAATTCTGGCGCTAGCAGTAAACGGAGACATTGTATTTATTAATAACGAATCGGTTACTGAATTATTCAATGTTCCATTAACATGTATTTTTAATAAACTGCCTGATTTTTGGCAAACAACATGATTCCAATCTCCAGATAATACTGAACTAGTAACTTGTGTTTTAAATGATGTGCTTCCTGCTGCAGAAAATACAATACTATTACTACCACTTAATTCAATTTTAAATGGATATTGTGCTTGTGAAGAACCTGATGCTTTTGCTAGTATCAATTGATTATCGCTAGACCCATGTGCAGAAGAACTTATAAACAATGAAATTGCATAATCATGATCACGATCATAATATCCATCAATTGGAATATCAATATATCCTTTAAGATTAAATTTAGCAGCTAAACCAATTGATAGTGTTGACCCCGTGCTAGTTTTAACGCCAGGCACATATGTTACGTTTTCCGATGTATATTTAATTCTGCTTGTATCAAAATATTCATTGAATCCTTCATACAATGTTTCGCCACCAACGATTGAACTAGTATTAAATGCAGTATCATATACATTGCTATATACATCAGATGCTAATGAATAACCAGTTGTTGTTAATGCAAATGAAGCCGGTTTAATTGCTTCTCCAATTTTTAATTGTGGAATTGCAATAATTGATGCCGATTGATACAAAGCTTTTTTTGTGCGATTTAAATTGGTCGGACCAAATGTTTTTGCTGGCTGATCTTTATATTTGTAATATAAATGATTGATTGAATAATATGTTATTGATTGCAATGTTCCATCAATATTCATCAAATCATTGTATGTTAATTCAGATCCGAGTGCCGGTAAATTATTGATGTCGGTATATACACCATTTAATGGTAATGCGCTAGAAGTAGAACTGCCTGAATAAATAGACCAAGATTTATATGCCTTAAACGGATTGACAGATACGTCTGAACTGTCAATTTTTTTGAAGACCGTAGGATATAATCCTTGATACGTTTCTGTATTTATAATTCTAGATTCTGCCATAATCAGTAAAAACCCTGCTACATTTAATATAAATATAACAGGGCCTAATTCAGTGTATTATTTTAGTAATCTAACTTCACTCGTATAAGAGCTTCTCTTTGGAAAGATTTTAATAATGGCTTACTTAATTTTGCAACTGCTAATAATTCTTGACTATTACTATACAACCCAATTGTAGTTATATATGTTTTAGGATCACCAATAAATGAACTTTGTGCAATTTGCCCTACACTTCCGGTAACATATGATGGATTATTTGAAAAATTATATTCTGCATTTTTAATTCGTACAAAATAATGTGTACTTGTAATTTTTTCTGAATTTCTTGCTAGGAAACTATAAGGATCACCTGTTGATGGATTAGTTGTTAGAGATGAACCTGAAATTGAATGATATAATACAAAATGATTATTTCCTTCAACACTTGATCCAGATACAGTTTTAAATCCTAATTGTTGATCCATCATTTTGCCATCTAATATCAAAGTTCCATAATCCGGATACATTAATCCATAATAAACAGGCGCTGTAGGATTATAAACTCCTGAATTAATCGAGCCTGATACTATATTAAATACTTTGCCTGAGCCCACTAATGTTGCAGAAGCAATAGATGAATCATCAATCAATGTAAAAACACCAGAGGCTGTTGTTACAGAACCTGTTGCATTTGATGTTCTTGTATTAATTTTACTTAATGGTAATTCAAAATTTCCTGGATCCATACGTTCTTTCAAACGATTACGTTTAAAGTTAACAACGTATATGTAGTCAGTGCTACCCGATCCTTTTGTTGTAAACCGAGTATCAGTTGGATTCAATAATAATTGCCGATATTGAGAATAAATTGCTTTACTAGGAGAATCATTAAGTTGCCCTTGTGAATCAGATCCACTACCTAATGCATGTCCCCAAGCTATTGAAAATTGAGTTGCTGATCCTGACACACTTGGATTAGATTGTAATACATCTACATAATATGCTCGTTGCGTGTTTGTTTGAGTTGATGATGTAAAGTAAGTTTTTAACCCAGCTACATTATCGCTCCATAAACCTGCAGTAACAATTTCAGTCTGATTAGAAATAACATCATTTACCATATCAAATTTAGTATATACACGACCATTTCTTGCTGTAATTTGTGCTTGTTGCTGTTCTGCAACCATTTGATTTGCTAATTGCTGAGCTAATTGTTGAACTTGTTGACTTACAGCCGCAGCGGCTGTCTGTGGTGCGCCTGATCTAGTATCTGGAAGTTGGCCTGCCATATTTGTTCTTGCAGGAGTTATTCCTTGTCTAGATTGTTTTTTTAATTGATCAATTAATATCGATGTATTCATATTTTTATTTCTATTTACTGAGTTGCAGTCGTTACGCGTTTAACTGTTAAATTAATTGTAATACTACCACCCGTTTCATTTGCAATAATTGTAATACTAGCAGTTTTATCAGCAAGCATTTGAGTTTTTCCTACAATACGGAATTCAAATCCTGATACTGCTACACTTTGTGCATCTTCATTATCTCCAATAAATCTAGGAGTAGTTGGAACAACGGAGTTTTGTAATGCTCTAGTAACTTGTATATCAGCTGCAGTTGAATCAGATAATATTGCTGTATATCCTAATGTTGCATTTCCGCCTTGGAAATTGCTTGTATTAGGAGAAATAATAGCACTATTTCCAGGAGCAGCCAACGTTATCGATGTATTACCAACAGTTATAACCGGTATGTTTATCGTTTGTTTTGGCAATGAAATTAATTTGTATTTTAATGCCTGTGTCTCATCCGGTATTGCTTCAGTTACCGGCATATTTTCTATAATAGTACCATAATAGTTTGTTCCGAGCGGATGATCTGGATTCCATAATGAATAATCTACTTCATCATCGCCTACAGCAAATTGAGTAATATTAAATGCATTGCCGCCTCTTGCTAGCAACTCTCGTCCTTTGATTGTTAATATAGCGTCTATAGTTACGCTTGTATTATCTAAATATCCCATATTGTTTTAACCTTATTTAATATAAATATACATGTTGTTAATTTTGATGCTAAACTAATACAAAACTACCTTGTGTGCCGCCATTTTGAATTATTAATTGATTTGGATTAGCTCTTCGGTATTCGACTACTGGGCCACCATCAACTGTTTGGGTTGAATTTATATTAAATCCAGGCGAAGTAAGTTTTGATCCATTATATCTTTGATTGTTAATACCTGTTGGTAGATAATCTTGTACTTGCGCTAATATTGACTTTGACGCAAATCTGAATTCAGAAGTAACTGCAGATGTTATAACAGGTAATTCAGCTTCACTACTCCAATACGGCGAAGATCCTGTTATATATCGGCTACCTGATAATATTAAATAATCATGTGAATATATAGTACCTGATTTAGATGCAGCCCGCGGAGACGTTAAATATGCTTGCCATTGGTCATCATCGATTGCATTGATTGATAATATTTTGTTAGAAATGCTGCCAACATATTGCAAATAATCACCCGATGCAGTTGGGGCTGTATCAAATATTTCAATTGAATAACTAACATCTTCACGTTTAATTGTTGGTAATACTGCATCTTTACTACGTTCTAATAAATTTGGTTGTATTAATATACCAGTTAATTTGTCAGCACGTGCAGGTAATAATTGTTCTAATTGTTTAAAGAATGATAAATCAAACAATGTAAACATGTTAATATAAGCATTAAAGTCATTGCTAGTTGAATATTTTTTCCAATAGTTTTGAGCAGCTTGTATTAATCCAGGATATGATCTAGATTCATTGTTTCCTGGATCTCCAATATATTGATCTAATTCTGTAAATCCTAGTTGTGCAATGATATCTTCATCAATCATTGTTTGTGGAGAAAAATAAATTCCTAAACGTTTGCTGTCTAATGGCGCTTTATCAAACTGACTGCGTTCGGCTCTAGTTTTAACATCTAGCGTTCCAACCAAATCATTGTCTTCCAACCGAATTTTATTATCATCAAATGTGCCCATTCCTAAAGAAGGTGCATCATAATAATATGTTTCTTCAATTGAATCATATGGAGTAGCAGAAGACCAACCAGCGAATGATGCTGATATTGTAGACAACTTAGGTTGTACGCCTGTTAATGAACTTGTTAATGTATGATTAATCTTTTGAGTCAATGGTAATCTAAATACTAGGTCATTGTAAGGATCTAAACTATTATATGCCGCCGGCGATTTCGTATGATTTTCAAAATAAGAAGTGTCTAAACTTGAACTCCATAATCTTAATTCTTGAAGTTCGCCTTTCAAACGAGTATAGCCGGCGCTAGTACTACCCAATACAACAGATCCTGAATTGTCAAATGATGCTGTTGCTGATGCTGATACTTCCGCTACAATTTTTCCGTATTTAGAACGAGCGGCTACTACTTGCAAATTAGCTCCAGATGTTTTAAGCATCATGTTTATCCAACCGCCGTCAAACATTTCAATGTTAGCAGATCCAGTACCATTAATTTGTATTTTACCTAATGTCCCAGATGTATATTTTAAAGTAACTGCATTTGAACCCACGTTAAACAAATTCATGGTACTTGATATACTAGGATTAGTAATTACATTGTCTGTACGGAAACGAAGTTCAACTGTATTAATTGATTGTGAATAATTTACAGTAACCGTACCTGCAGAATTGGCAATTGAATCTAATGCATAATCAAAATTTAATTTTTCATATACTGGTGCTCTATCTAATCTAGGACCTCCATATTCATTGATTGATATCATTGATTGTGGAATACCATAACAAGATAATAATGCTTGCACACTTCGTTTGGTGCCTTTACTTTTTAATAATAACGGCAAGTTATTTACAATACGTCTCCATACTGCATAAGTCATATCGCGACCCGGAACTGATGGTTCCCCAACTGTATTAGACCCCGTTAACGGAATTCCGGCTTCATTTGTTCCTAGAACATATTGCCATAAATCCTGATATTGATTACCTTCAGTTAAATGCCAACCAAATTGTTTTGCTACTGAATATAGCAATTCATTTGGCATACCTAAATTAGGATTTTCATCTCGATTGTTAATTCTAGACATATTACTAATGTAAGTATACAATATGTCATAATGATGTCCTAACATGTTAGCAAATGTTGTTATACCATCATTCATTGCATCATATCGAATAAATTCTGGAATAGCATATACTAATGCATTATAATTTAATGTATCATATAATGATGCAGAATCATATACATTTTGGTACCATGTTTTAAATTGACTGCCTGTTGTATTAGCCAATGTATATGGTACTGTTGAATTAGTTTTAGGAATTGGACTAATATAGCTTCCCGTAACTTGTGCAACTATAGGAGATTCGTGTGGAATTGGATTTGTTGATAAAATTGATGATGATTGATAATATAAATATTTTTCAAAAGAATCAAATCCACTAATTAAACTAGTTTTGCTAGAAGCATAATCTGCGACATTTGTTGTAGCAACACTTCCAGATAATTGTGCTACAACTAAACTTTGTGATGTATAATATTCTAGTAATTCTAATTTGTATTTAAAGTTTTCTAATCGTTCAGTTGCTGAGCTATAAAATATAAAATTGTTAAAATCAGAATAATCAACGTTTAATGTCATTCCGGATAAGCTTCCGGAGAAATATGTATCAACAATTTGTTGCGATGTTTGTACGGATGATCCTAATAAATCATGCCATGTTTGCATACTAGTTTCTGATGATACATTATGTATTGCGTTAGCATTCCAATTTGGGTTTGCTAATTTATATGATTTTGATAATGCAGCTGCTAATACAAAAGCAACATTATCAATATATGCTGGTTTAAGTTCTTCTACGACCCAGCATTTAAAATTTATATCAAATATATCAGCTAATGGTTCGTAAAGTTTAACGTAAACATACTCGCCAATAACGACGCTATTTACAACTAACGCAGTTTGATTTCTACTAAAGTTTAATAAATATGTTTTATAAAACGATGACGATGTGTGTCGTACTGTGTTTATATAATCTGTTATCTGCGCTAAAAATGCTGGATTTGTATCATCAATAGCCCGTAAACGTATTTCGGTTCTATCTGGAGATATTTCATCAATTCTTAAATGTTGCTGGTCATAACTACCAATTAAATTTTTAAAGAAATTAACCGCAATTTTAAAATTTCCTGCTGTTAATTTTAATTTATTAAATTCATCATATAAATTGATTGCAATCGGGTCAGTTGGAAACGTAATAGTCCGGCCAGTAGTTTTATCTACATATGTTGGTATTTTTGTTTGTAATTGAATTTTATGATTACCGGTTTGCCAAACACCACCCGAATAAACATGTAATTCAACACAACTTGGGTCTTTTTGCTTAGAAATTGCAGGAATGAGTGTAAAGCGATTATCTGCAGAATAGCTTAAAAATTCAGTTACTGATTTGTCTAAACGTGTTGCTGAAACAGATTTAGTTGCACTATTTATTTGGTCAATATTTTTGTATTGTGTTATCATTTAGCCTTGACCCCAATTATCTTCATTCTCGTATATCTCGTACCATACATTGTTATAAAATGACCATGAACCAAGTATTTGACCGGTGTTAACAGTTAATAAATTTCGCACCTCATTTTCAAATCCAGGGAAGCCAAACGGAAAGTACTCACCAGTAATCAAGTAACCTGTACCATCATCTGGAAAGTTATACGCAGGTGGCGGGGTACTAGTATTATCTGAACTTGGTGTTGTCGTACTTGTCGTTCCCGGAAGCGCATATCT